GCGTTGCAGCACCTGGAGTACCTTCTGCCGCTGGTGCCGCACATGTACCTCCAGTCGGAGGGGGTGGCAGAAGTTTCCCTGTCCCATTCACCCCGATGCAGGAGTTGACCAACGAGCAGCAACTGAACACCCTCACCCGTGCTGAGAGCGTGATGCAGAGGATACGGAACAACTCCCACCTGTTGGACTCCATGATCGAGTCGGGAAAGTTACACTTGGAAGCTGGCGATGGGGGCGTATTGCGAGCAGTGGTGGCTAAGAATCTGCCTATGACTCCTGCTGAGTCCCAGTTTGCTGCCGATGTCACCACGATGGCAGAGGACATCAACCTGCTGCGTAAGCCCCTTGGTGGTGCTGGGTTCCGTAGTGAGGAAGCATGGGCTGCATTGCAGGGCTTGCGGGGCAGTCTGCTTCAGCACCCGGAGGTTAGTCGCCGGGTGATGGACAATACCCTACAGGCGTTTGAGGCATTGAGACAGCCCCTAGCCAAGCGGTCCAGTGGAGGAACTGGTGGCCCTAAGGTAGGGGATGTGGAGGATGGGTACAGATTCAAGGGTGGAGATCCGGGTAAGCCGGAGAGCTGGGAAAAGGTGAAGTAAATGGCCAATCCGTGGGATAAGTACGCAGGGCAGTCTGGACCTTGGAGTAAGTACTCTGGGCAGACTGCCGCTGTGCAGGAGCCACCTCCTCCTCCACCCAAGCCAGTGGACCCCACCGACCCCAACGGCCCAGCTTGGAATCACCCGCCAATGGAGACGTTAAAGAATATCGCCATGTCCCCCATTAGGGGACTGATGGGTATTCCTGGGCAGATTAGAGACTGGATGGACCGAGTGGTAGACCCCAGTACCCCAAGAGAGGGATCGCTGCCAATGGGCTTCGATGAGCCAGTCTCCAACATGATGGGTGATGCAATGATGGCCATTGCCCCTCCAGAGGGATCGTTCAGATCGCCTGTGGCTGTGGGTCCCGGTAGATTCGTACAACCCACATCCATCCCTGGCATCGCAGAACACTTCATGCCCACGTCACTACGGGTACTCAGCAGAGCGGCACGGGGAGCTGAGGGTGCAGAGCCGGTAGCAGCAGGGACGCTGCGTAGGCTACAGTTGCAGTCACCCCTGACGCCAGAGCTTACTAGACCCCCATTGACTGCTCCTCCTGCCGATATACCACCGGGACCAGGGGAGCGCACTTCCAGTCAGCCTTGGGAACCAAGGCAGGGATTGAGTGAGTCTAGGCGTGTGTACCCCCCTGTATGGCAGGGGATGCCCGAGAGCCAACCATCTCCACTAGGTCCTATTGAGCCCATTGCTCCCCCAGCAGGTTATATACGGAGGACTCCGGTGCCCCCCGTGGGCTCCAAGATACCCGATGAGGAGTTGGGGATCACTACACCGCAGGCCCCTACTGCGCCCACTACAGGAGCGAAGGTAGTCGTGCCACCGCCAGAAGATATGAAACCAATGGATGTGAAGGAAGCCCACCGCTATGCCCATGCTCAGGCCACGGAAGCTGAGCTACCGGGGTCCCCCGCAGGTACCAGCAAGGGAGCGCACGACTGGCTAAGCAAGCAGGCTACGGTCAGGTATGGTGTGAAGAACTGGCATGAGTTGTCCCCGGCTCAGATGCAGGACATCGGCAATGACTTGCTGGAGCAGAACAGGGTAAGAGCTAAAGCTGCCCGCTACGGCACCACAGTTCCACCTGTGAAGTAGTGTAATGATTACACTTTGAACAGGGCATCATACTCCCTGCTGCCGGGATAGCACCCAAACTCCTTCTTGAACTTCTCCCTGTTGAGCTGTGCCCCACGCTCAATCCTTGCCTTCTCCACAGGGGAGCAGTTCTTCAGGGTGCCACACGCTTCATGGTAGAAGGGGAGGTTTACAGAGATAACCCTGATGCCCATACGATGCAGGGTGACATGCGCCTTAGAATCCTCAGCATAGGCAGGAAAGTAGGACTCATCGAACCGAAACCCCTTGTCCCACACGTCTCTGCGGATCATGTAGCACGAGAAGCATGGATGTGGTGTGGCACTCTCCATCAGCTCCTGTGGCGATCTATCCCCTACATTCCCCATCTGGGACTCCTTATCCACGCTGACTCCAGTGATGAAGGGCTCTTGACAGCTCACTAGCAGCCGGTAGGTGTCGGGACGGAGTACCACGTCGTTGTTGATGACCAGCACCTCCCGTGATCCTATATTCCAGAAGGCTTTGAGCCCACGGTTCCAGCAGGCGGCAAGGGACTCTTGGCTCTGTAGCATTACAGTGGCCACGTTCTTGGTGCGCAGCCATTCCTGTGTACCGTCCGTAGAGAAGTTATCCACCACGAGGATGTCACAGGGCACATCTTGATCTGCTGCTGACCGGAGGGTGCGCTTGGTCAGTGCAATGGAGTTCCGGCTGACAATGAGGATTGATCCGCTCATATTAGTTGTCTCTTACGGGTAGCCGATTCGATGTGGCTGTCCCAGTGGTGCTTGGGATGTTGGGGCGCAATACTCTCCAGGATGGCGTAGTTGGCTATGTTGAACAGGTGCTCCTTGTTGCCCGTTCTCTTATAGGATCTCAGCTCAGTCTCCATGCGGGACATGTAGGTCTCCTCAGCCTTGGGGGGACCATACTGTGTATGTCCCACGGCCAGACGCTTCACCATCGCGTCCAGAAAGTCATTGATCTCCTGCCGATTGGGGAGCTTTACTTTCTGTGGCCAATAAACTTGTAATAGCGTAATCATTACGCTTCGTCCTCCACTCACGCATATATTGGTTTTTGCAGGCTCGGCATTGCCTTACCACTCCGTCTACCCCATCATTGTGCTTGATGTTGGTGCCAGATAGTGGGTGCAGCCCCTTCATACAAATCTGCATTACCTTGCGGCCACGAGTCATTTACCCACCTTGATAGGAAGGACATCTCGGTACTCATTAAAAAGAAAAAGGTGAGGCAACTCATGGTCAGACTGCGCAGTGCCACCTTGTAGCCACTTAGCATCCTGATACACTCCCTTAGTAGAACTACCGCCGCCGTGATGAGTGCAGCTCGCCCCCGTCATCCAGATCTCTTTACCATCCCTAGCCGCCTGACAAGCCAACCACAAGTCCAAACAGTGAAACGTAAGGTGAGCAGTAGGCCAGCCACCAACAGAAAGCAAGTAGCTACGACGAACAGCCATACAGAATGCGTCCAAGACAGCGACTCTTCTTTCACCTGTGAACCTCTCTCCGTGGACCTCAGCATCAGTCTGGTTGCTGGCATATCCAGTACGGGCCATGTTGCGTAGAGCATAGGGCTGACGGTGTAGATTCCAGTTGCCTAAGCCAGTGGCACCACCGAGGCCAACAGCAATGCAGTTCTCGTTCTCTAGGAAGGGGCAGAGCAGTTTGACCCCCCAGTCTGGATCGTGGATAGTAACGTCGTCATGCAGGTAGATGAGAAAGTCTGCATCCTCCTCCTCTAGCAACTTCTGATATGCAAGGCAGGGGGTTAACCCATTCCGCTGATTGTCCAGTATACGGATGTGTTTAGACAGATCTCTACCCGGTAATGTAGAGCCCTCGCACTTCACTGTGCATATGGTGTATGTCATTTGACACCTTCCAGCAGCCAGTGTGTCCAAGGCCGCTTCAGCAGATTCCAGTCCAAGTGCTTAACTCTATCCACCAGATCTGATGCACGGTGCTCCGGGTCCTGACGCTTGAGATCAATCTGCTGTACGGCTAGTGCAGAGAATAGATCTGCATCCAGTATAGGTCTCAGGGTATTATGCTGCGTGTCAATCCTGTAGCATCCGTAGGGGGCAGCTCTACACTCAGTTGGCACTAGCTCTTGTCCGCCTGCGTATCCTGTAACCACGGCGGCTGTCCCACAGGCAAGACTCTCAGCGATAGGGTAGCCAAAGCCCTCGCCACCACTAGGCAGTACGGTACAGTCACAAGCGCTGTATCGAGCAGCAAGCTGCTCATCATTAAGCGACAGTGATACCTCCAAGCAGTCACCGACTCCATACTCCGCTGCAAGTAGTTGTACATCCCAGTATCCCTTTAGCGTGTTGGTGTGCAGCCACGCATGGAAGCGTGAGCCGTAGTGCTGGGCTAGGTGGGCGAACGTCTGGAAGGCCACAGGGTAGTCCTTACGCGACTGGTTGGCCATCACACATCCGCAGACTATCTTGTCCTGCCAGTCAAGGAGTTGCTTGGCATTAGGGACAGGGTGGAACTTGTCTACCCAAATGCCATGCGGCATCCAGTCAGCATTGGGACAGCCACTGGCCTTGAGGACTAAGTGTCCCCATTCCGACGCAGCCATGATCCGGTGGTATCTTCTGGCCGTATCCGCCATGTGGATAGGGAGAGACTGGCCATTGGGGCCGGTCGAGTCCACGGGAACGTACCCCCAAGTGTAATGATTACAGTCGGAGGCAAACCGTGCCAGTATCTCGGGACATCCGTCCCCGGCCACAAGCCATCGTCTGCGGCTGAGATCATCCGTAGTGAGTATGATTCCATGTTCTCCTCCTGTGAAGTCATTCCACACGTCGATGAACACGCTCTCTCCCCATCCCATGTACTCCGGGTAGTCGTAGACGATGAAGGGTAGCTTGCGGTTCTGACCTAGTCCACGACCTAGCACACCTACCCGGAACTGAGGGAGGGTGGCAGCAAGGCAGGCGATGTCACGGCACTGGCGGCTGAGGCCACCAAAGAGAGAGGGGTTGTCACCGACTATCAGAAGCGCATTGGCTAAGGGCTTCACGCAGGCATCACCTCTGCCGTCCACGTCTCGGGCTCACTGCCCTGTGAGATCAGACGCTCCAGTGAGATACGCTCTGGGATGAAGGAGTAAGCGCGCCATACGATCAGGCGATAGGTGCAGCCCCCCACCTTACCTCGCCAGTGCTCATCGTACTTGAGTTCAGGGACTGGGGCAGTACTCCTGCGCTTGAACATGTCTTCTTGCCGGTGGTAGTCCATACTGCCAATAGCAGGAGTGGGCTCATCTACCTGCTTTATCAGCTCTTGGACATGCTCTTGGATCGTTGGTGACTTAGCTTCTCCCTGTGTTTCTGCTCCATCTGCCTGCCCAGCTTCGTCTCCTTTGACCCCCGCATCGCCCCGATTTTGTTCATCGTCCCGTAGATCGCATGGGGGTTGTTGGGATACTCCTTCTCCAACTCGCGCTTTAGAAATTCTGGCACTGTTTGGTCTCCTACTCATAGGATATCCTTTCTCTTCTCTGGCTTGGGCTGCTGTCTGTGACCGGGCCACCCGTTACGTTTTAAGGCAATCTCCACGTCATTACCGGGCAGTGCCGTACTGTAGCCGTAAGCTACCTGCTGTACGAACTGGGGGGAGCAGGCACAGGACACGGCAATGCGGGTGAGTATCCCACGCTTAGACGTAACCCAGTCCCGTACCCTATCGTCCTCGAAACTGCGATTCCTTTTCACATCCTATATTATATGGGATTTTCAATCAAAGAATACAACCAGCTTATGTACTGGGGACACAGACTCGACTGAGTGTAATGATTACAGTGATAGACTAGGGGTATGAGGGCAGGATACAGCGGGGTAATCGAGCAGGCCCCCAATCCACAGACTAAGCTATTCGCCGATAAGCCCATCAACCTGTCTGCCCTAGCCCGCAGTGCTAATTGTTCTGCCTCTCACTTATCCAGAGTATTCACGGGTAAGGTAAATCCGTCTCTCCAGCTAGCTAAGGTGTTAGCCCTGTGCCTCTCTATGTCTGTGGATGAGTTCGTGTCTAACTTGGATGGTCTAAAGGACAAGGCAGCATGACACTCCCTCCTGACAGGGTGATAGAGAATCTACGTATGGTGGCAAAGAATATGCCAGAGCTGTCGAACACGATGTCTAGTGCCATCCAACTGATTGAGGAGCACGAGGGTGCTCGCAGGCTGGCCGAGAATCTTCAGACGGCCCTTAATAGGGAAGTGCGGGAGCACCGGCGCCGCGTGGCCTTTTCGCGCAAGGCGTAATAGGTCATTCTGCACTCCCGTCGATGAACCCGAGCGAGTTTCTTGCGAGGTCCAGGGCGCTCTCCACCTTGGAGCCGTCAGATCCCGGTTTCATTTGGCCTGTCGCCGGGTCTACATCATCGGACGACGCGAGGTACAGCCTATTTAACTCGTTGTAGTAAGCCTTCCCAAGCTCAATTGCCTTTGTTAAGTTCATGCGGCCAGTCTATCACGAGAAGGGTGGGGCTACTTTTGTATCAAAATGAGCCTTTGACAAGGAGACATAGGGTGTGATATGATGGTTGTGTAGTTGATTACAACTAATGAGCCCACATAGACAGTTCGACGTACCTTCCCCGGCAGACTGTGGTCTGCCCGAGAAGTTCCCCAAATGGCGCACTGGTCAAGAGGAAGCTGTGAGTGTAATGATTACAGATCCTCACCGGGTGGTGGCATTGTGTGCCCCGACCGGATCGGGGAAAAGTATAAGTTACATGGCCGCAGCACTACTCTCCAACAAAGCCACATGTATCGTAACTTCATCGAGATCCTTGCAAGACCAGTTGATGCTGGACTTTGAATCCATCGGTCTAGTCAGCCTCAAGGGCAGAGCTAACTATGAGTGCAAGATGAAGCCCGGCTACACCTGCGAGACCGGCTATGCGGGCGGCTGTCCCTATAAGGGCACAGTGGCCTGCGACTGTTCCAAGGCTGAGATCAAGGCCGCTATCAGTATGAAGGTGGTGACCAACTACGACAAGTGGATGGCAGCTAAGCGGTTTGGTCAGGGCATGAGCCACTTTGAGCAGGTCATCTTTGACGAGGCCCACAACGCTTCGGGTGCCATCGCTCGTGCTATGCAAACCACCCTCAACCACAGGGAGATAGGTGATGGGCTGAAGGTAGACTTCCCCAAAGGTGCCGCTGCCGACAGCATGGATGCTTGGAAGTCTTGGGCTCAACTGACCCGCGTGCTAGCAGAGCAGGCGATGCAGGCGGCACTAGCCCGCATCACCGGAGTAGCTGACCCCAAGCAGGCATGGATCAAGCACTATACCCACATGCGCAATCTGGTACGGAGGTTGTCCATCCTTGCCACATGTAGGGCCAGCAACTGGATTGTGGAGCAGGTGGAGGAGGGATACCAGTTCGATCCCATCCGTATAGGGCAGTATGCGGAGAGCACCCTTCTGCTACGGGTGCCCAAGATCATCATGGTCAGTGCCACCCTCAGGCCCAAGACCCTCTTCCTGTGTGGCATCCCCCAGTCAGACTTTGTGTTCAGGGAGTTCCTGTCTGACTTCAATCCTGCCCGCTGTCCCATCTACTATATCCCCACCATGCGGGTGGACTCTCGCGCCCCTGACCTTGCACTGCTCTGGGTGAAGCTGGATCAGATAGCAGCCAAGCGACGGGACCGTAAGGGCATCATCCACACTGTCAGCTACGCACGACAGGCTGAGATAGCCCAACGCTCCCGCTTCTTTGACTCAATGATTATCAACCCTAAGGGTGAGCCTGCCACAGAGACGGTGGAGTTGTTCAAGTCAATGGGGCCGGGTGCCATCTTGGTAAGCCCTAGTGTAGGTGAGGGGCAGGACTTTGTGGGAGATGCCTGCCGGTGGGGATTCCTGTGCAAGATACCGTTTGAGCCACCCAGCCGCATTGTCAAAGCTAGGGAGGCAGACGATAAGGAGTACAGGATGTATCAGGCTGCCCAGAATATGGAGCAGGTGTTTGGGCGGGGCATGAGGGGTAAAAGCGACTGGTGTGAGGGCTTTATTTGTGATGAGCACCTGAACTGGTTTCTGCCACGGGCACGACATCTAGTAACCCGGTCATTCCACCGCAGGTTCCAGTGCGTAGGGAATGTACCGGCACCAATACCCATCGGGGGGCCAACGTAATGATTACACAATCTGGCACCATCATCTACAAGCACCGGGGTCTGACTTGGTTGTACACCATCTGGCTGGATGATGGGGGATGGTACTGGAGGGTAGGATCTCAGGACGGAGTGGAGCAGACGGAGGAGGCAGCAAGTAATGCCGCAAGAGACTATATCAAGGGAGTACAGAGACCACCGTCTGAGAGAAAGGGCTAGTGAGATCTCCCGGCAGGTTCAACTGCTCAGGGAGACCTTGGACCGCAGAATCTACGTGGACTCAGTGATTGAGTCCGCATTAGACAACCTGGACGTGGAGCTGAGGCTTCTCGCCAGAGATATTGATAGGAGCTGAAAGTGGACCCATTATTAACGGAGCAAGAAGTCAAACGGAGGATGGAAACTGCGGAGAAGGCTATGCACTATGTACTACAGCAACAACAATGTGCAAGTGCCTATCCCTCATATGGAACCATCGGCAATCGTCAGACCCTGCGTGGCCGCTTGCAGTATCAAGTGAGTCAGGCACAGCAGCAGGCTGAACAGGTGTTAAAGCAGAAACGTCTGATAGAACTTCTGGATAAACATCCTGAAGTGGCAGAGATCCTGGATCTCTTTGAACAAGTTGGCAGATAGAGGAGCTAAACGTGGCAACACCAATCAAGAAGACGGCAGCACCCCCGGCACCAACGGGGATCAATTTCGGCGACCTCGATATGTACGTCGCTGGTGGTGGCATTCCAGACGGAGACTACATCGCACGTGACTTCACGGTCCAGATGTATCAGGCCAAGAATGCCGCAGGAGCCAACCAAGGGCCACCCCGCTTGGGTGTAATGATTACATATTTGCCCCTCGCGGACCCCAAGCCCGACAACGAACGCACTCAGTTCTACAGCATGGGCGGCAAGGCTGACCAGTCCTTTGCCCCCAACCCGGAGACCGGCAAGGGTCTCGTGGCTATCCCTGGTGCGGCTGGGCAGACCCTAAACCACAGCACCAACTGGGCGATCTACCTGAAGTCCCTGTATGATTCTGGCTTGCCAAAAGGGATCTTCAGCAACGACCTGACCCCTCTCGATGGCGTGTGGGTACACGTCCAGAACGTGCCGGAGCCCGAGGAACGCAAAGGCTTCGCTCAGAGTCAGACCGGGGAAGCGGCGGGTATGCCCCAGGAAGACCGGAAGCGCACCATTGCTATCGTCACCGAGATCAAGGAAGGTGGGATGCCTTGGGAGGGGGGCGGCGGGGTGCCTACCAATGGAGCAACACCAGCGGCCAAGTCTCCTGCTAAGGCAGCACCCAAGCCCGCTCCTGCTGCTGCGGCACCAGCGGCTGATACTGCCGATACCGAGGACGTACACACCGCTGCTATCGATGGTGTGAGTGACGTGCTAACCAAGAAACCCAACGGGTGCCCCCGCTTGGCACTCCGCACGGGCACATTCAATGCTGTCAAGGCTAAGCATGGTGAGGAGATGGCTGGGTCCGTCATCAGCACCTACTTCGAGGGAGATGCTTCTGCTCTGGCCAACCTGCTGGGTGAGGTGGGCTACACGGTCGAGGGGACCAACGTCAAGCAGGCTTAGATTCTCCGTAGCTGGGCGGCAGTGAGTACTAGCCGCCCAGCATCTTTTGGAGATGGAGACACACTAGGGAGACACACTATGTTAATCATTGACTGGAATGAGAAAGGCAGCAGCGTCCTTCAGAGTTGGGTAGAGCACTTGCCACTAAGGCATCAAGGAACACTTCTTACGGCAGTACGGGGTTGCGATGATGAGGCTAAACGGTGGAGCGCTACCGGAGTATCTTACAGTGCAGGTAGAAGACTTACTGCATTCATCCGGTGGTGTTTTATGAATCCGGCTGACCCCCGTGAGGTGGACAGTGAGGAGGGGGCATTCTTTATGTCCACTCCTCCCTACCCATTTAAGCCTTCCGAGTTTGGGCATCTTCCACAACACTGGTACTCTCATGTGATGCACGCTTTGGAAGTTATAGGCTACTGCCACCCTGAGGACACGGTACGAGATGAGGCTTACATCCTGTATCGGGCTATGGTACGTAATATGCACCTCAATGTCGAGGAGTTCAATCAGTTTATGGACCGCCTCACAGAGGACCGCATAGCCACAGGCACTGTAGTTTCCTAGTTGGCAGAGGAACTTATGCTACAGCATGATGCCGACTACCTATTTGGCCTAGCCTACGCCTTAGATAGCCGCCGTCGCGTGAAGCTGAAGGATGGGAGCAGGGTGGTGATACTCAAGCATGAGGAGGCAGAGAAGATGGCGGAAGGCATCAGGGAATTGGCGGCAAAGAATGAGGCGATACCGGAGCTGAGGAGGAGAAGGGAATGATTGTGCATAAAGTAACTGACCAGTTCCCTCTCTTCCTCCCCGAGTCCAAGACTCCCCGATCCCCCGGCGTGCATATGTCGGGGATCATCCGGTGCATTGCCACCGAGACGGGGATACTCAAGCCGGAATGGGCAGAGGAGATCTCCCTGACAGATGTCAGGACCATCACCGATCCCACAGCTATACTCCGAATCAACATTGGACTGGCGTGGGAGCAGCACTACATTGGCACCCTCATGGAGCCATATGGCATTGCTGACCACCCACAAGAGGTGGAGGTGGACGGCATCTATGGCTCGCCAGATGCGGAGAGTGTGAGTGTAATCATTACACTTTATGGCAGGGCCATCAAACACGTCTGCCATGAAATAAAGGCCACATACAAATCAACTAAGACAGTGGGCGATCTCACCAGCCAGTGGATGTGGCTGACACAGCTCAAGGCGTACTGTAAGGCACTGGGCACACGGTTCGCGGTGTTGCATATCCTGTTCCTGTGCGGGGACTATACCTACCCTATCAAGCCAGTGCGTGAGGTGTACGAGATTGAGTTCACACAGCAGGAGATAGATGACTGCTGGGATCTGATGAGAGACTACCTAGACCAAAAGGAGCTGTCATGATCGAGTATGGAAATGAGTTTGATGTGGGTATAGTCTTTTTCGAGAAGAGGAGTTAAGTAGTGCTACCACGCTCATTCGCACAACAAGGCTTTATGGAAGCATCCTCTATCCGTGCCCGCAAGCGTCTGCTCATTGGGCTAGACGGTCCACCTGACTCAGGTAAGACCGAGTTTGCCCTGTCCTGCCCCGGACCGGGGCTGGGCATCATCCTCGATCGTGGGCTGGATGGGTGCCTAGACAACCCCAATCCGCCAGCAGCCCGCAACTCAGACTGGGGATTCAAGGTGATCTCCATTCCCCTCCCCACTCAAGCCACTCAGAGGAGCTACTTGGAGTACTGGCAGGAGTTCTACAAGTGGTACAAGACAGCACTAGAGAATATGGATGCCAACTCTGTGCTAATCGACGGGGATAGTGATAGCTGGGAGCTGCAACGGCTGGCAGAGTTCGGCAAGCTCACCCAAGTGCCCCCCATCATGTACACCAACGTCAACGCTGCCCGCCGCGCTATGTATGCCCGCGCCTGGGACTCCTGCAAGGTGGTGGTGTTCACCAACAAGATCAAGAAGGAGTACCAGACTGTGTATAACGCAGACGGTACCGCCCAGATGGACAACAGTGGTAAGGAGCTGCGGAAGTGGAGCGGGGAGTATGAGCGGCAGGGCTTCCCGGACCAGGACTACCTGTTCCATCTCCAACTCAGCACCATGTACCGGCCCGAGTCGTACAACGAGAAGCTGAAGCGGACCATCCCTGCGATGTACGGGCTCAAGATCAACAAGTGCAAGAGGAGTGCAGAGTTCGTAGGGCAGGAGGTGTGGGGTGAGGACTGTAACTTTAGAGGGCTAGTGCAGCTCGTGTACCCTGAGGTGCCACTAAATCTTTGGGGGCTAAAACCGTAATGATTACACTTTGCCGCTTCATAGCCGATTTCCTATTTGCATGGCGCACGGTGGATGGGCGGGGATTCTGGATGGATCTCAGGAATGCCTGGAAGTCGGCTAAGAGGATCGGCAGGGAGAGGAGAGGATTTCCAGGATGAAGATGCACACTTCAGAAGTCTACCAAGAGTGGGTGGACAGGATTCTTGTGGAGGCCAAGCTCACCCAGTGGGAGCAGGATTTCATTGACAGTATCAACCGGCAACTGGGGCTGGAAGTTACACTCAGCCCCCGACAGGCAGATAAGCTGGAGTCCATATACGCGGAGAAGACAAGATGAGTGGGCACCCCCGACACTGGCGGACCGCACCTTGGAGACCCGGATTCTCCAGCATGCCCCCATCAAAACAGTCTATTGATATCCCCCAACTAGATAAGCCGGACACCATTATAGTCACGCCACCCCAGTGGGAAGCCATACAGGACATACGCGATTCATACGGGAGGGTGGGCACCAAGTTGACGGCTGAAGCAGCCTACCAGATATGGGTAAAACGAGGGATGCCTGTGAAGGAGAAGACAAGATGAGAGTGGAAATACACATCAACGGCAGTAATCAGATCCAGTTAAAGCCCGAGACGGCTATGGAGAAGGCACTGCTAAGTGAGATGCTGACGGCGGCGGGTAAGGGCAAGTCCGTAGCATTCCAGCCCCTCAGCTTCACTGAGGTAGATGGTGCAGTGGTCTCCGTGGAGAAGTAGATGACAGTCTTAACTAATTGGCAGTTCATCCAAGTCAATGGCTGGCGTGCTTGGTTCCTGTACCGACTGCATAGGGGTAGTCCAGCTAACGGTTGGAAGACAAGTATCCCAGTCCTAGTCAGGAAAAGATAATGATCCAAGTCGATTCCAGAGTTGGCAGTGGCAGGGATAAAAAGGGTGAGGAGCTATTACAACCAATCATCCGCCGCATGGGTGTGCCCTGTGAGACCGTCACCCTAGCATACGGAGACGCTGCGTTTGAAGGAAACGGGCCAGATGGCCCCGTTACGCTGGGTGTGGAGCGCAAGACTGTACACGAGATGCTTGACCGTGTGGAGGACGCCCACTACACTGCCCAGCAACTGGTAGGGATGAAGAAGCTCTACTCCCGATCATTTCTGATAATCGAGGGTATGTGGGAGAGAGGTACTCCAGGAAGCCAACTGGACGGGCTGTTGATTGAGGGCTTCAATCATGGCTCAAGTTGGGGACCGCTGAAGCCCTACGGTCATGGGGGACGCACGCCACTCTACTCCAAGCTATACCGCTACCTTATCAGTGTGTCAATGTCGGGTGTAATCATTACATATTCCAATAGCCTGACCCAGACGGCTTGCCAGATAGTGGAGATTCAGCAGTACTTCCAGAAGAAATGGAGAGAGCATACAGCACTCAGGGAGTGTCAAAAGCTGGCCATCCCATCGCTGTCTGACAGACCCAGCCTATGCAAAAGGTGGGCCAACGAGTTGACTGATGTGGGAGTGGTGCATGGTGAGGAAGCGGAGAGGCTGTTCAAGACCGCCCGCAACCTAGCCAATGCGGATGAGTCAGAGTGGTTGACCATCCCCGGCATTGGAGTCAAGACCGCACGGCAGATAGTGCGAGAGATCAACGGAGTAGGTGGATGGTGAGTTACATCATCAGCAAAATATGAGTGCATGCCCATTTTGTGCAGGGTCTCATAGGATAGTGGCACCGGATGGCCCACACAAGTCTAGGCAATTACTTGTGGGTGAAGCTCTGGGGGTCGATGAGGACCGGAGAGGCCAAAACTTCGTGGGCAAGACCGGGAGAGAGGTCAATGAGCACTACTTGCCTCTTGCAGGTCTACGTAGGGACGGCATTAGGGTGGTCAACACCATCCCCTTCCTACCCTGCACACCGAAGCACAAGATAGACATCAAGAAGCAGCAGCACCGAGACCTTGTGCAATATGGTGCGGAAATATACCTTTTACCAGAGCTGGAGCGTAATCATTACACTTTGTTGATGCCGGTGGGGGCTGTGGCGTGCAGCATCATTGACCCCACCATTGACCTTGAGTTGCAGCATGGCATCCCCTGTCAGACAGCATTCGGGGAATGCTACCCGATGTATCATCCAGCGGGTGGAATCCATGAACCGAAGAAAATGCTGCACATCAGGACTGACTGGGCACATCTGAGACGGCACTTAGCCGGAACACTCACACTACCCACAGACACCTACCCCAATCCAGACTACAGGGAATGTGTGACCGAGTTGGATCTGGATCATTATATCCAGTCATTGGGGTGGGACTTTCCTGACTTTACTATGGCCTGTGACACTGAGATAACACGATCTAGAGTTCCTTTCTGTGTCACATTCTCACTCCGACCGGGGACGGGGAGACTCATACGAGCAAGTAATCTAGCAGTACTCAATCACTTCAACAACTACTTAGCCAAGTGGCGGGGGACAATTCTCTTCCACAACTGGCTATTCGATGGTGAGGTGGTGGAGGCGATGGGTCTCAACTTCCCGTGGCGGCGCATTGTAGACACGATGGTCAAGTGCTTTCACCTTGGTAATGTGCCACAGGGACTCAAGGCCCTCGCATACAGGGAGCTAGGGATGCGGATGCAGGACTTTGATGATCTCGTCACGCCATACTCCCGGCCCCTAGTATTGGATTACTACAAGCGGGCAATGGCAGAGGAGTGGGAGACACCAGAGCAGGACTTAGTGCGGGACAGCAATGGGAAGTGGAAGCTGTACAAGCCCCAGGGGTTCCGCACTAAGCTCAAGCGCTTTTGGAATGACTACGCTAAGTCGGAGGATAAGGATGTCTTCAGTGTCTGGACGGACAACTGGGAGCAGCATCAAGAGGAAGTGCAGAAGACGCTTGGTCCCTGGCCCGGCAAGTGCATCTCCTATGTACCGTTCGAGGAGGCACTGTTCTATGCGTGTCGTGATGCGGACGCGACTTTGAGACTATGGCCAATCTTGCGGCACATGGAGCGGCGGGTGAGAAGGGCATCCCAGGAGAATTGGAGGTTTGCAGCATGATAACTATTTGTGAGCAGGTTGATGGATACCGTGTGGCAGACGATTCCGACCGCACTAACACAGTGATGTACTTCAAGAAGACTGCTGGTTGGACATTACCGCTTGTGGAGGAGATTATATCTGCTCT